ATGAAACCAAATTATGTAGGAACAATTCATAAAATTAAGGTATTAACCACTTATCCAGAAATGTTAGTCCGCTTTTCTTTACAAACTCAAAAAGAGACTATCAACTGCATTATTTCTAAAAAAGAATTGGCGGATGAATTACTCATGTTACCTGATGGCACAGAACTTGCTGTTTATGGTAGGTATAATCAAAAAAGGCAACTAGTTGTAGTGAAAATGTGTGTGCGGAAAATACACCACAAAAATTTAATTAGCTAAATTTTTTGTAAAATGGCTTAGCGGAGGATAAAAAATGGCAATGAATGATTTAGCAAACCACATAATTGCTCGTGCACAAAATACAAAATTAGGAATTACTAATTTACAACTTCAAAAAGTACTCTACTTCACGTTAATCGATGGATTAAAACAAGAAATTATAGATGAATCGTGGTTAAGCAAACAGTATGATTCCAATTTTTTTGTTTGGCGATATGGTCCTGTAGTTAATACTATTTACGAAAAATACAGTGTTTATGGTGCAGCGAAAATTTTTGAACCTAAAAAAGAACTACCTGAGTTTTCCAAACTAAACACTATTATTGATTTTCAATTAAAACAAAAATTATCTGAACTAACAAACAAAAGTCTGCAACATGATTTTTGGAAAGAAAATATGTTTTATATAGTTCATGGTCGTAGTAATATTCCCTATCAATTAGAAAATTTAATTAACGAAACAAAAAAGGCTTACCTCTCAAACGAGAAGTAAGCCTTTAATTATGGACCATGATGGATTCGAACCATCGACCGAACGGTTATGAGCCGTTTGCTCTAACCAGCTGAGCTAATGGTCCAAAAAAACACCCCATATACGGAGTGTTTCATGTAAAAATAAAAATCATCTATTTCTATTCTTCAATTTCTGACTCACTTTGGCTTTCCGCATCATTTTTATTTTTTTGAGGTTTTAGAAATAGTGCTACTAATGCCACAAGAGAACCACCACTTAAAATACTTCCAGCTATAGCGTGATTAGTGAATAACAATACTGAAAATCCGCCTAATAAACCGATTAGACCTAAAATAAAACCAAACCATGCACCCATTTTAACATCTCGTGCACTGTACTCTAAACTTTTATTTTCTAATCCACGTCTATGCTCAGACTCTGCTAAATAATTGTCAATTATTTTTTTAGCAGCTCCTTTTTCGACTTCATCAAATTCCTTCAATAATCTTGGTGATGGTAAAGGACCACTGTAACTTTGTCTAATAATAAGACTTTCTATTTTTTCCCTTTCAATCTTAGGTAAATCATCTAAGATTTCTTCCACTTCATCATCTGCTATTAATTCTTTTTTTAATTCTTCTATCTCATTTTTATTAAGTTTTTCAGCGCTCATAATGCAAGATAGCCTTTCTCAAATCTTTTGAGATTGATCTTGTATCTTTGTACATCGACAACTCTATTTTCTTATCAGATTCTTTTTTATTTTTAGAAATAGCAATATAGTTCGTATGCTTATTACTCCAAACATTCATTACCATACCAACACCATAAAAAAAGCTAGAATAATTATGTTTAGTTACTTTTACTATTTTATTCATTTTAATCACCTTCCTATGGTTAATTAAATCTGTATTGTTATTGTATGTAATGCAAAACATGGATACCGTCCCATGTAGACCTACGCTAGGTTAACCCACCTGCTGGGGATCGTGGTGTACTCCATTCCCACTTTGATTGAAATTGATCCAATTTGAGGTAGAAAGCGAGTGAGAAATTGCGCTTTCTCTCATACATAATATAACATTAGCTAATAAATTAAGCAATCACAAAGTTTACTTAAAAACAGCAAATAACTAATAATTAGTCACATTTTTTCACAAAGGTTAATCCATGTTACTCCAGATTGAACTAGTTCGTAATACTTAAATTTAATTAAATAACAAAAAATAGCAACCTAGGAAAAGGTTGCTCAAATTCATGCAGATACTCGATAATAGTATGCCTCAGATTGAAAAGGTCCTATACTATTTTGAGACCCAACAATTCTGTCTTTTGATACATCTGAATTGTCTCCTTTAGGATTTTCTACATCTTTTTCAAATAGGAATAAAAGAAAACCACCAGCAGCAGGTTCTTTGGGTTGTACTGATACGGTTGGAATACTAGTATCTGATTGACCTATTGTATCAATTTCTACTTTCATATTTTCATTAACAGTCCCATCACTCTTAATTTCCAATCGTTTACCTTCGCTATTTTCCCATGTCCCTACTAATGAACTAAAATCTCCTTTAGTAATAGCATCAGTATCTAAAGATTCTTCGGAAGTAACATTCACAGATGAATCTTCCACTGAACTCATTGATGTACTACTATTTTCCTCGCTGAACGTCGTACTGCTAGATAATTCATCACTTGATTCTGACGAATCAAACTCCTGCTGTTCGCTTTCCAATGTTACAGCATCTGATGAACTACTTTTCTCTAATTCAACCTTTTTCTGTCCACATCCCATGAATAAAAATGTTGCCAAACCAACTACTAATAAAACCTTTTTCAAAATAATCATTCACCTTTCATTTAATAATAGAATAAAATTAATTACCAAATTTTCCAACTAAATAATTGAATTATCAGCTAATTATACTTATAAATCAAAAGGCGACCACCTTATCGGGAAAAGGCGGTCTGTATGAAAAAAATAAGAGTTTTAATATGTATCAATATTTTACAATATCTTTTTTTTGAGTTCAATATTTTTATGTAAAAAGATGCCGCCTCATTGGGGAAAGGCGACAAGAGGTAGTAATAAAATGAAAAATAAAACTGTTTGGTAAATACATTTTACCGCTTTCTTTTTTGAATTTCAACAAAAAAATGCACCTATCTTAGGACTTGGAAAAAGATAGGTGCACCCTTCTTTTACTCTCATAAAAGAAAGTCAAATATGGAAATGTCAAAAGGTAATTATATTTTAAATCAGATACTTTTAAATTTCAACCTACTTAACTAAAAAATGATAGAGTTACTTTCAAAGCAACTCTATCAACGATTAGAATGTAAAGAATGCTCTTCCTCATGAAAAAGCTCTTTCGCAAGGTACATGCTTATTGTATATAAATTTATTTTATCTTTCAATAAAGAAATGCGCTTTATTACAAATATGAATAAAGCGCATCGAGAAACCAAATGACCTCATGAGAGATCACAGTTAGTTTAAATTATTTTTTGAAAAACTTCAATGACTTTAAATAAAAAAACTCCTACTGAAAGACGGAGCAGTAGGAGTTTTTCGAGTGATAAAACTTTGTTAGAAACAAAATTTTTAAATGAGAAATCTGTAATTATTTTATCGAATATGTACTTAAATTTCAATGCTTATTTTGGATATTATGTAATAACTATTATCATTAAAACAAATGATTTATATAGATAGAAAAGAACAGCATACTAGCTGTTCTTTTCACGAATAAATTTGTTAGAAGTGATGTGCTTTCCACTAAAACTCTAATCAAATTTTACATAATTTTATTCTAAATTTCAACAATAAAAAGCCACCCTATCGTTCATCGATAGAGTGTAAACGAGAAATTTAATAATGTACCAAATGTAAGGATATTATAAAAAATTTTGAGAGATTTTTCAATACTTCTATGATTAGAAATTTTATTTACTCTCTTTACCAATCCTGTACCCAAAAGAAAAACAACTTAATGCCAATGCGATTATTGAAAGTATGACCGCTAACATATCAATCACTCCAATTTATGCATATTCTAATAACCAGTTCCCCAAGTATTATTTGGATCACCATCATTTGGACCAACAGGAATGTAAATTCTTGTTCCGTTTGAATCAGAACCTCCTAGCCAAACATAGCCGTCTGCTACATGAACAGAATCATATCGGAATTGTGCGCCTTTTGGCCAGATACCATATACTGGCGCATACAGACTAGGTGAGCCAGTACGTAACACAATCCCTTCATTTACACCTATAGTAAAAACTTTAGCTGGTTTAGGTTTGCTATTTTCCCACAATTCCGCAATATCTCCATCGTTTGCATAACCTAATAATTTACCGCTATTTTCAATCCGATATAGATTTTTACGACCGTCTAATTTCTGTGTAATAGTTCCTACTTGCGTCCAAAGCGTGCTAGCGTTGATATGCTCATTAATCGGTGCATCTGGAGTTTTGTAGATTGTCGTAAATCGAACATTCTGTCCCACTTTATATTTAGGCTTGTTTGGTTTGCCGGGGTTTACAATAACATCGTGACCGTCTTCAGGTAAACCAGTTTGTAAGTCTTGGGCCAATTGTGCTTTGCTAATTCCCCAACTTGCTAAATATCCATACGGGTCGGTATGATCACCCCACCAAGTTTTAGACACCCAATCATGCGATACGATTCCGTATCCTGTACCATCATCTAAATCAAATGTTGCGCCGATTTGAGTTGCTAAATCGCGAATCAAATTAACATAGGCTGCATAGTCTTTCTTGAACGTTTCTTTGTTATTCGTTCGTGCTAATTCGATTTGTGCATAGGCTTTTGCATTCGCTGTTGGTCCTGCGCCCCACTGGATTTGACCTGCTGGTGCTAACTGTTTCACTCGACCACCAGAACCAACAAAATATGAAACATACGCATTTTGCCAATTCCGTTTCATATATGCTGTTTCATTATCTAAACTGTTTGGACCAACATTGTTTCCATTTCCTGACTCATGTAACACAATTAATTCATTGGTTGCATAGCCAGGAAAATAACCACCAAAATTGATTGGGTCTTGTTCAATTTGGTAAGCATTTGCGCCAATTGGTAATATAAAACTTAATCCCATTCCGACAGCTACTAATAATTTAACAGTTTTCTTCATAAAGACACCTTCCTATTTTTTATTTTTTAAATTTTTTATGAAATCTTCAAACAGTTCCGTAACTACTCCCATCTTCTGATAGTTCTCAAATATCGATTTAATTTCCATCATCAGATAGCCAACATACAGAACATATAGCAGCCCCACGCCAGCGCCACCAGGTACCAACGGTGCTAAGGGAATGAAAAAAAGCAGCAAGACAATACTTGCTACTTTCCTTAATATTCCGTTGATTCCTATTTTACTTTTAAACTCAATTTCTGGATTTATCTTGGCTGCGATAGTACCACTAATAAAATCAATAGTCATTGCAATGCAAATCAGCATTAAAACATATACTGCTTTATAATCCGGGTCTGCTACAAAACGCTCCAAAAAATCAAATAACGCCAAAACTACTTACCTACTTTCTGAAATATTTCTATCTTATCCACGTCGCACTTCCACCAAATTCCACATTATCATTTTGCAATCCATAAGTTCTAATCATTATTCGTCCTGAAGGCTCTATTTGTATCGCTCCATATTTATTAGTTTGAATAGTATTTGCGATATTTATAGTAAAAGGTATCTTAATAATCATATTTACTGGTCTATAATTATTTTCTAATTTAGTAGAAACCTCATGCCACCCATTAACTTTTCCCTTTTTAAAAATTCCTTCTACATTACATACAACAATTGTATTTGATTTTTGAACATGAATAGTAATACCATTAAATGAAATATGCTGTCCTGATGCATTAAAAGCACTTTTATCAATTTTTTTATCTAAATCATTAGCATATGCTGTTTTTGCTACAAATTTTTTATCAATTTCTCCAGAACTATATGTTCCAACCTGACTAGCGGTAACTCCATGAGGATTTGCTTTATTAGATTTATGATTTTCTAACTCATCATTAACATTTTTTACTGAATTAGGTGTTGCTGCTGTATATACGTCTGTACTTGTTATTGAATCTGTTAATTTAACAATTCCTTTTTTCGTAATCGTTGCCTCTGGGACATCAGTAATTGTGTCCCAAGATTGATTATGGACCGCATCAGCTTTTTCATTCCAAAATGTTCTTTCTTCTTCTGTAACGTGTCTAGTATTATTTTGAGTATGTGCGTCAAATTCAACTTTTGTTGCTTGTTTTTGATTCAATACATTCCCCAATCCAACCTGACTAGCGGTAACTCCATGAGGATTTGCTTTATTAGATTTATGATTATCAAAATCTTCTATATGTGTTGCTTTTTCTTGTAATTCTTTTAAAGCTTCATGGGTTCTAAAAAAAAACCAATTAAAATAATCAGCAGGAGGCTTTTGTGAAGCTTTCCAACCATTGTTAATTAAACTTTCTGGAGGTTTAACTCCTGAAGCTAACCAAGTCGGTAATTCTTGTATAAATTTCATTTAGATCAATCTCCTTTTGTTAAATTGGTAATTTGTAATCTTCTGCAGGAATAAATACTCCACCTAAAGTACCACCGACAGTACCTTCAATATCAGCAAATCCTTCAACGCTACTTTCTAAATCATTTGTGCTTGAAAAAGAAAAACTTCCTTCTAAATGAACATATGCTATTCTAACTCCACCAGCACTTATACTTTCAACAATTTGTAAAAATTGATTAATACTTAATCCAGAGCTATTTAAAGAGTCTAAAGGTGCTTTTTTTATAATAATACACGCTGGCTCCTTTTCATCTATTGTTTCATTTGCTGATATAACATGTATATCACTCGGTTGACAATTTAGTGAAGTTGAAATTGCATGTAGCATTTTGTCTATTGTTCCATCGCTTGTATTTCTTGACATCTTTCCACGAATCAACACCCGATAAATTTCATCAGTAGTTTTCCCTCTCGCTTGCCCTACATTTGCTCCTAGTTCATCTAAACTTTTTCCTTGCGCTTCATCTATTGAACGCCATTTTGCAATTTTGTGTAGCAAATCATTTAATTCTTTAATTTCAAGTTCAAATATTTCGAATAATTTCAATATATTTGAATTTTCTCGATTGAATACATCTGGCAAATAATCCTTAAGTTTTTTCAACATTTGTAATCACCACATTTTCTGGTATACATTCAGCTGACTCATCAGGCTTCAATTTGATATCTTTCGCTTCCGTAGCTTCTGCAGATAATCCAATTTTCACATCAGCAACAACAATACCTGGTATTTGATAGACAAGAGGATAAATATAAGAAAATCTGACTACTTCTCCCATAGTCAGATTATTGATGTAATTATTTACCACAGTTTTAAGTTTTTCTGTTCCACTTTCTTCAAATTTCGAGTCTACTTGAATAGAAATATTTACAAATATAGGAACTGCCTTTGCATAATCAAATTTAACAATATGGCTAAATCCTCCTAAATCTTTTACTTCCACTTCTTCTGCACCAACAGTATCAATTCCTGCTGCCACACTTTTAAAAATTGCCTGTCCAATATCTTCTTTCACACCACCTAAAATGTGCACATGAACTGACTTAGGTGGATTTCCATATGAGTCTGTTTTCATAGTTTTATTTTCAACAACACTTGCAGTTCGTACTCCGCTAACTTCTAATAATGCTGTTAATATTCCATTAATAGGTGGTCCTGGATTCCCTCGGACAGAAATACCAATTCTATCACGATAAGCCTTATCTGTTTCACGTTCTGCACCACCTTCAGCTCTAGCAGGATTATTAACAGAGATTATTTCTTCTGTAGGTTCAACTTGAACTGTAATAGTGTTTGCAGGTACATTTGAACTTGCATTTTTTTCTAAAGAAATTGCATGTCCTTTACCAAAACCACTATCATCAATTTTAACTACATCAATCATTTGAAACATTATTTTATTTTCTGTAGAAAAACATACACCTTCATTAATGACATAACCAGCTTTTCCAGAAAATTCTAGTTCAACTACCGCAACTGTTGCAGGATTACGATAAATACCATTATTTGCGCCTAAACGATCTAATGAAACACCTGTTGCTTGACTAATAAATCCACTATAATAAACCCTTTCAGTCAATTCATGAGAAATAGATAAAAACCATGCAACAATACGAATAATGATTCCCAGAACAGAATGTCCTGAAACATTAACATCCGAACCAAACAAAGCTTTTGCTTTTTCAGACATATCATAAAGCAATTCATTATATGTTTTCCGTTTGAATCCGTTTTCATCCAACATTTATTCGTACCTCCATTTCCTCATTCAAGATTGATAGCATACTTATTTTAATATCTAATTTTCTATTATTTCTTACAATTTCTATATTTTCAATGCTATTAATTCTAGGTTCTTGATCTAAAATCGCTTCTGTTATATCTTGTTTCAAATAGTCTTCATTGTAATTTTTACCAAGCATATTCTCACTTTCCAAACCAACCGATGGATCTAATTTAAATTCCTTTAATCGAATGGATAAAATCATAAATACACTTTGTGTAAGTTCTGAATTATCTTCAACCAATAAAATATCATAATCGAGAATAGATAAATCACCATTAACTAATTTCAAATCACGCATTAGGCAATCACTCCTACAATTACAGCATCATTTTGACTATGCATTCTATCAGATGATAACGAATAGTCAGCAGAGTTTCTGTAATTATCAATATCACGGTCACAAAAAGCTACTACTACAACAACTCCTTGAGAAATATCAGACTGACAATGTTTAGTAATAAGAGCATTTAATATCAATGCTCTTTTACTTCCATCTGATTTTAAAGCTAGTGGTTGTACATCAGCTTTTGTGCCTTTAATGTTAACAACTCGACATAATTGCATAACATTAATTTCCTTTAAAATTCTATTTTTAAAGGATCGAAAAAAAACTAAGTCTACTTCATTCATTAGGTAACCACCTCACATGTTGTAACAAATCGAGTACCATCATAAGAATGCTGTCCATTTTTTACATAAAAATTTCCTTTTACGTTTTTTGAATCAATATAAACTGCTGTACCTGTAGTAATTTTATGTTGTAAAAGACATTCTATAGACCAACCCGTATAATCACGACTTTCAACTCTTGTCGGTTGATTAATAAGCCCTGTATCAGGGCTTAATTTATATCGTTCTTTATTTCCATCACGAAAATTTTTGATTACAAGTTGACCTCTTTTAAAATATAATGATGTATCACAAGCTTTAGCAATTTCTTCCAAAATTGTCATTGCTTGGCCATCAGCGGTATATCCTGAACCGTATATTTTGTTATTTTTTAATTTTATTTCTGCCAACGGAATATTTGCTTCTCTAGCAACCCGATTTATTATTGTATTTGCATCAGTTCCATTATTAAAAGTAATATTTACTTCTTTTTGTTCTGAATAATCTTTTCCTTCTAAAAAAGTAAAGGTTGTCGCTCTATCTACACCATTCAGAACAGATGGTTTTACTTCTGCTATTGTTCCAGATGTAATAACTCCATGTGAAGTTCCTGCATATCCTGCATGAATATAAACTGGATTTCCTTTCTTAATAAAATTAATGCTTTTTTGATTTAAATTATATATTGTCACACTAACTTCAGACGGATTAGGAGAATCAGAAAATGGTGCTGTAAAATGAATTTCTAACCGATCTAATCTACCTGAATCAGCTCTTAATAAAACTCGATTCTTACCATTTTTATCATGTATTTCAATTTGTAATAAACGTTGCCATTGTGTATTTCCCATTAAGTATCTTCCCTTTCCAAGCTTGGCACATTATAGTTTGGAGGTAAATCATCAATATAAAGAAAGACTTGAACACCGAAATTTTCAAAAGTTATTTCTTTAGCAGAACCTGCTTCATCCATAGGAATTAAATCTGCAGAAGGTAATCGAGTATCTACAATATCTTGCCAAAGTCTTTCATTAATTACCATTCGTTCTCCAATTACTAGTGGAGTAAATTCCATATCATATAAATCTACAGTAAAAAATTGTTCTGTACGATTATAATCAACTTCAAAAATATAGTGAGTATTTCCTAAAGGAATTTCAAATCTTTCAGGTAAAGAATATTTATCAATAGGAATATACGCTCTTAAAGACATTTACTCACCTCATTTCACACGCGCTCGAGCACCTATTGGAATAAATCTATCTGGCCATTTATTCCAATCTCTTAGTTGTTGGATAGGCGTTCCGTATTGTTGCCACCATCCCCAATAAGTATTTCCAGGCTGAACTGTCACATATACTGCATTACTTGGTTTTGAAGGTTGTTTTGCAACTGGTGGTTGTGGGATTTTTTCCCAAATAGTTTTAGCTACACGAATCGGTTGCAACGTAATAGTTATATTAAATCCATTTTCCACAGTGTCATATCCTTTGCTGATGTCCTGTATTACAGCATTTTTAAAATATGATCGACCTCGATAAATAACCCATCGCACATCTTTTTGCCAAGAAACCAATGTATTATATGCTTGTTCTGCTGCATTACCATTTTTAGCAAGAATCCAGCCACTAATTGTGACTGGACCTCCTGTATACATCATATGATCAGTAATCGGCGCTCCTGACTCAACAGGATATTGAGATACATTTGCAGCACTAGTTACATTTTCACTAACGTTTACAATTTCTATTTTAGACTTACCACTTTGAATGTATCCCATTAAACAACCTCTCCTGTTCCTAAAATATTAAGCAATTTTGCATATTCATCTTCTAACACTTTTTTTACAGCTTCTCTAATATCACCAACAACGGATTTATCAGTACTATCTCCTACGTTAATAGTAATATTAGGACTAAAATTAACAGCTGGTGTTCCTTGTTTAAATAGTGCTTTAGTTTTTTCATGAGGATGTACCGTTCCTGCTGTGTCTGCTTCAAACAGCTCTGGACCATTTTCTCCTACTAAAACAGTTTCTCCTTTTGAAGGACGCCCTCCTTTAGCATAAGCTCTGATTCTATGTCCAGTAGGTCCCCATCCAGAACGTCCATATGGCAAATCTGTTCTCCAGTTTGAATTATTGAAAAATGCCATTAATTGATGGAAACCATTCATAATGTTCTCATAACCACGTACTTTATATGCATCAAAAGTTTGTGGAATATACTGAAGCAAACCTCTAGCTGGATTTCCACTAGCTGTGTTTACATCCCAAACAGCAGAACTTTGGATAATGCTTTGATTTCCACTAGATTCTCTCTGAATTTGAGCTAGAATACCGTTAACTTCTGAATCGCTAACTTGTTGATTCATTTGTTTGGCAGCTTTCCTAACTTGTGGTTCCCATCCTGCTGCTCCAACAGCCACAGGTGCACCACCATAGGTATCAGGATTGACATGTTGACCATTTGGACCGCCTTTTCTAAGTTCATAGTGAACATGAGGACCAGTTGACCATCCAGAAGAACCAACATTACCAATTATTTCTCCAGCTTTAACTTGTTCACCTTTTTTAGCTCTGATTCGACTCATATGTCCGTACATTGCCCATAAGTTATTAGCAACTTTAATACCTACATGTTCTCCTAATCCAATAGAAGAGGATTGAACCCAATCAACTAGGCCAGGATGTTGAGCAGGAATTTCTGTTCCCATTGGGGCAGCATAATCAATTCCTGTATGAAAATCACCATAAAGACCTGGTCGCTTGCCATAATCAGAAGTGCGAACAAATGGTGAACCAAAATGTGGAGCAAAAGCCCCTGAACCAAAAGCTCCACCATCTTCTGAATCAAAAAATCCTTTAAAAGCTTCAAGTTTATTTTTTACCCATTCAACACTAGAATCTTTTAATTTATTCATGACACCATATCCTAAACCATGGATATTATTGCCTTTTTTATATGTGTTATGTTTCTTAAATAAACTTGTTACTTTTCCTACTGGGTCTAATAACCAATCTTTTGCTGTTTCCGCTATATCTTTAGTTTTTTCTATAGCTTTCGTTCCTATTTCTTTTGCTTTATCTACTGCATTAGATCCAAAGTCTTTTAATTTATCAACAGCATTTGCACCGAAATCCTTAGCGCTAGCAACAAAATCAGAAATTCCATTTCCTTTACCTTTATGGAAACCTGGCAAGACTGTACCTTGACCCATTCCACCATTTAACACAGCCTTTGTATCTGTATGATTTAAAATTCGTTCACCTGAAGAAACATTTGTTATTTCAGGACCATTTTCCCCTAATAAACGCATAGAAGAAGTACTTTTGTTGTATGCTAATTCAACACCTTCTTCTCCAACTAAGGCTTGTCCACTATAAGAAGCTCCACGAGACCCCGTGCTAAAGGAACGACCTTTCTTATTTTTCGTAGAATTAGGTGTGTTAGGTTCCCATTTAGGTATTTTTTTAATTCCAAAAAAGTCTAATACAACGTTAATTCCGCCTGTTACTGCATTTACTTTATCAGCTAATCCTGTTTTGAAATTATCCCATGTTTCTAAAGCACTAGAAACAACTTTATCGATAGCCTCTCCAAAAGACTTACCAAAATTTTTAGCTCCTTCAACTGTTCCATCCCAAATTTCTTTAAATTTCTTTTTAGAACTTTTCTTGAAAACATCCCATTTAGACAACGTTTCACCAGTTTCCCAATCTACTTGCTCTAAATGGCCTTCTGCTTGTTTCTTCGCTTGAGTCACAACTTCTTCATGCTGTTTCTCTGCTTGTGAAACTACACCATCTCTTTGTTCCTGTGCTTTTTTTAGAGCTTCTTCATATTGTGCTTGAGTAATTGTTCCATTAACATATCTTTCTTCATCTAAAATACGTTTAGTTTCAGCATATTTTTCATTCGCAGATTTTATAGCTCCTTCTTTTGCTTTATAAGAAGCAGAAACAATATCTGCAGCTTGCTGTGCACTAATCTCACCAGATGTATTTTTTAAATTACCCATAATGATTTTTTGCTCTTTTGCAGATTCTGAAAGAGCGCCGACAGCTTGTCTTTTCATGTTTTCATTCAAAGCAGCTTTTTTTTGCGCATACTCTTCTTGTACAACTCGAGTTGCTGCTGCAGCACTTTTTTCATTTGATTCAATTTCTTCTAAATCACTTTTAGATAAATTACGATTTTCTTGACGTGCTTTTTCTTTAATAGCATTAATTCTAACAGTATATCTTTCAGCAGCTTGAATTCCAGCATCATGTTCTTCTTTTTCTAATTTTTTTAATTCATTAACATTATCTGAATATGCTCTTTTACGGAAAGTTGCTAATTCAGTACTTACTGCTTTTGCACTTTGAACATCTTTATCGCTAAGAATACCTAATTCTGATAATTTATCAATATTCTTATAAGATTTGTTTTTCTTTCCTTCTAAGCGATTAGTTACTTGTTTCTCCATATCGCTTAAAATTTTATTTCTTTCTGCTATTTCCTCATCAGTAAGAACACGTCCAGCAATCTTACTTTCAGTATCTTTGCTAATAATTTTATCGTAATTTCCAAGGTAGGAATTAACTCGCTTAGCAGATTGTTTTGATATTCCATTGCCAGATTTAACTTTATTATCAAAAGGATTCTTAAAGAAATCTTTTGTTTCTTGTCTAATTTCTTTTAGTCCTGCTTTAGCATGTTTTAATGCTTCATCAATTCCTTGAACTAAAGGACCTAATAAGAAATTATCTTTTGAAGATTCCCATAATTTACCAAATTTTTCAGAAATATCAGGCCATTTTTCTTGTAATTTCTTTCCGAACTTTTCCCCAAAAAAAGAACCTGCTGTAGTTCCTAAAGTCCCACCAATTACAGTACCTACTGGCCCAAAAATTGTTCCTGCAGCTGAACCTAGCGCTCCTCCAATGATTGATCCTAAAGAATCTCCTACTTTTTCAAATTTATTGTCTTTATTAATCTGAGTCAAAGTTAAACCTGATGAAATATAAGAAAGTAAAGGCACTGATTTAGTAAATTTCATTGCCTTTCCTAAAATTTTACTACCTTTAGTAAATTTTTTTGCTCCATCTAAAATTTTAGCACCTTTTCCTGCTTTTCCAACAGGAGCAATTGGAAGTGTACCTTGTTTAGCTTGAGTTCGTGTATTAGCTATTTGTGTAGTAGACTCAACATCTTCTAAAGCTTTTTTTGTTTTAAAAGCTTCTCTTTGCGCTGTATTACCAAGCTTCTCTAGTTTTCCAATAATTCCAAGAATCCCTTTAGAAACACCTAATAATGGTTTACCTACTAATTTAAAACCAAGTAGGCCTGTAATTCCGTAAGATGCCCATTTTCCGACTTGTTTCATAGCTTCTGGATTATCATTGGTAAATTCTTTTAGGACACGAATACCTGGCTTAATAACATATTCAAATCCTTTATCTATTACATTGAACATGTCTTTAGCACCTTCTGTAATACCTGGTCCTATAGCTTTTCCAACCTTTTTAGCTGTAGGAATTACTTCATCAACAAAATAATCTTTTGCTTTTCCAAAGTACTTCATAACTTGTTTCGCTGTCGGTTCAACCTTTTCTCCGACACGCTCTAACATATCTGGTATTTTTTCACCTTTTCTTACAAAATCAGTTGCTTTTATAATTAAAGGAGTGAATATTGGAAGCAAGCCTTGACCTATTTTTGCAGATGTTTCTTTTATAGATTCAGAAAAAACACGGGTTGCATTCGCTGCTTGATCACTTGTTCTTGCAAAGTCACCTTGAGAATTTTTTGTTTTTGCCATTACATAGTTATAACGTAATCGTACTAATTCTTCCTGACTTAAAGAATCTAATTTTGCTTGTTGTACTTCTTCTCCTTTGGATTCAGCTTCAGTTAATTTTAACTGTGCTTCTCTTGCTTCAATTGAATCCTTACCGTATTTTTTTATAGCCTTATTTAATTTATCTTGCGCTTTTTCTCTAGCTAATGCATTTTTAGCTGCTTTAGAATGATCAACAGATGATTGTAAAGCACCAGTAGACATTGCAAATTGTTCTAAATTGGTTTGAGTCATAACAATACCTAAACTTTTTAATGCCTCTGTTTCACCAGTGAACACACCATTTAAAGCAGTATTTACACGATCTATTCCGATATTTTTAAATGAAGCAAGATCTCCTGCTAAATCAACTAAGGAAGTAGACATTTTCGCAGCTTCTTCTGTACTAATACCCATTGAGGTTGACATATCTCCGTATGTAGCTGCTAAATCTAAAGCTGTTCCTCGTGCTAAACCAATATTATCAATCGTAGATTTTGACCACTCTTTAACCATTTGATTATGCGAACCAAAAGCAACCTCTACTTTATTTAAAGCTTCATTTGTATCAGATGCATAATCAAAAGCTTTTTTTCCAGCTCCTACGATTGCAGCACTTGCTACTACTGCACCATTTCTAATCTTAGTAAACGCATTCCAAGTAACGTCTGAGGTCTTTGTTGCTACAGTACCTATATGGTCAATGCTTGTTTGAACGCCTTTCGCAGCTTTTCCAACTAATTTTAGAGAGGTTGCACTAGATTGAGCAAAAATACTTGCAGAATTTTTACTCTTTTCAAACTGATTTCCGACATTTTTTACTTGTTTTTCAGTTTGTTTGGCAGAGTTTGTTGTTTTTTGCATAGAATCTTTTGCTCTATTTCCAAATTGAACAACTCTATCTGTGTTTTGTTTTAAACCTTCGCTGTTTCTTTTTAAAGAGGAGGTGGCGCCATCTATGGACTTTGCTGAATTTTGATAAGTTCCTTCCATTCGTGCAGCTTTAGCAATAATTTTATCTGTTTCTTCGTTTGCGCGTTCTAAAGATTTATTATTAATTTTCCAATCGAGCTCAATTACCGAACTACGTAATGCATCAGCCATTATTAGATGACACCTCCTCTTGATTTAGTTAGATTTATTTTTTGATATGCTACTTCGTTCCAAACAGCTAATTCCTCTGCTGTAGCTAATTCAACTTCTTCTTTAGTGGCAATGCCTGCGATAACAGGCAGCCACCTAAACATATCTTTTTGTACTTTTCTTTCAATAATTCTTGGATTTGGACTAGTTAAGCATTCGACCAAGAAAATTATCGGCCAAAGCCATAACCTCGCGATATCCTTCATGTTCATCCCAATAATCCCAATCTAATTTAGGTACTACAATAACTGAATCCATCAATTGAGAGTGATAGGCAACATCAGAAAATGTATTTGATGGACCTTTTGAATTATCTAAAATGGCTTGCGCTGCACGAGTTCCTGGAAATTGGAAAGTATATTCCACGCCTTCAACCGTATGTTTTTCTTGTTTACCAAATTTATTAAATGGTTTTTTCTCTGCTTCTGGGATATTATTTTTTGCTTCTAATTCTTTTACTTCATCTTTTTTTGCCATGATAAATTCCTCCTAAAATTAAATAAAAAGCACTTAACGAGATGTTAAGCGCTTAGTTATATTCGTGTTTGTAATCTAATGCTTTAATCGTATAAGAACGAGTTGGAACACCTTTACCAAATGAACCATCAGGTGTTTTTTCAATATAGGCTTTTGATGCCCAAGCTTTTTCTGTAGAATGCGTAACAGAAATTGAAAATTCTTTACGACCATTTGCTAGAGCCATTAATTGCTTATTGCAAGGTGAATTTTGAGATAAATTAATTGTAAATGTTCCCAAATTATCATTGTTTTTAGCAGCACTAGATTGTCCTTGTGCATCTGTTTGTACTTCAATATATGAATTATCTTTTGAAAAAGATACCATGTCGCCATCTTGGAAACCAAATTGAACGACATTATCAATAATAGTAGATACTTCTTTCGCATCATAAGTTGTCATACTTTGCATTAGCTAATTCCTCCTTTAAACTTCAATTGTTCCAGTAACATCTACTGTGTGGATTGCTCCAGAACGTTTGTATTTGAACGATAATCCTTTATAATTCCGTGCTGCAACATCATCTGGATTTAATTCTTGACGACTTAAAGCTGTAACACTATAGTTACCAACGCCTGTTTCATCAACAATATCGATAATCCCGTTTGTAAATGCTGTTTCCAACACATTAGCAACAGTTGTATCAAGTAAAGCAATTCCGTTAGAATCAAAAGTTAACTTGTCTGTAGTAGATAATAATCGTTGTACTTTTGTTTCAATATTTGATTTTACCCAATGATCACCATGCAACGAATCGATAAACTCCCCACCTAATGTTTTTCCTTCAGAAGTTTGAGGGATTCCCGCTTTTGTAACATATGCAATAGCATTAGCTCTATCAATTTCTTGGAGTTGACCTGCTGTTAATGGATTAGCAGTAATTCCTACTAAATCATGACGAAATTTCCAAGTAACACTTCCAACGGTTAAATTAGCCGTATTACCAATTAACGCTGCATCGAAATATTCTTCTGATGGATGAACTAATCCAATTGTTAAGTTATTGCCTGCAAAAACAGATAATTCTTCAACTGTACTCGTTTGAAGAACCAAAAACTTAAATTCATTTTCTTCAATAAGATTAGATAAAGCTAAAGCATCATTTTCTTCATAATTAGCTAACAAAGCAAAATGCCAATCGTTATAAAAATAACTTTTAGCTGCATCAGCAATACTATCTTCTGCAAATGTAATTACAGAAATCGTATATGGTTTATTATCTTGTTTCCAAATTGCATCTGCTTTTTTATATACATTAGTTGAATTAGCAAAATCTTTTACCAATGTTTCTAAATTTGTATATTCTTTATAGTCTTGCTTGGCTCCTTGAACAAAAATAGCTGGATTACCAAGACCGACTATTGGTTGTGGATGCATAATATCAATTTTGACATTAACATCTGAAATTTTTTCAATCATTTGTTTTCCTCCTGAATATCAATATTTTCAATAACTATAGCATCGTCTAAATAGCTATCTTGAACTCTAAAACGAGCATCAAATCCTGATAACCGTTCATATTCAATGCTTATAAAATTATCTCTTTTTTTAGGTTGAGTGGTTGAAACTAATGTAATCTTAGAATTTTGCAAACTTATTTTAACGTCAAAACTATTTAAATATTTTCTGAATTTTTCCAATAAATTGAGCCCTTGTATACTTGAATCAGTATGACATTTAATTGATACCACTAATTCAAACACTTCATTATCAATGATATCAACAGTAACAGGAATATATGGCGAAGTAATTTCATATGAAAAAAATGGTCTTTTAGGTTGTGGTCCTGTCGTGCTACTTTCAATAAGTTGGCATTCCGTCGATGTATTTACAATTCTAATTAATTCATCAACAAGCACAGCATAATTAAAGGATTGTTTAATTTGTGACACTATTAGTCACCGCCTTCAATCGATAAAGATTTACATCTGCATAATGTTCTGCATATGGCTCTTCACTTTCTACTTTATACTCTCTGCCATTGTCGATTACTTTAGCTCCAAGAGGTATTGAACCTACATAAGCTAATTGTCTATCACTAGACGTGAGAGTTCCTCCACTTTGATAAATTGTTCGATTATCATACGGAATAATCGCTCCAGAAACAGTTTTAGGCTCCTTGTTCTTAGGAATCCATTCACCATGGACATATTCTCCTCCATTTTCATCACATGGTAATACTAGCTGAAAGTCAACTGCAAAGGTTTCTACAAGACTAGAAAATTTCATTTTTTGCATTAACTTTTCACCACCTTATAAGTAACTGATTGCCTTAGTTTTCCTGTATCTATTAATGGATTACTTGATTTTTTGTTATTTGTTGTAATTGGAGAATTTGGTGGATCAGATAAATTTCTGATTGTTCGTTGAATATCTCTCTGCATTCGTAATCCTAATCGATTCATTAATTCTGTAGCAGTCATTTTGCCGTCAATTAATTTTTTTACAAGAGTTAGTGCATAATCTGACCACGCTCTGGATTGTTCATCAAATGTAGACCTAATAAATGATCGTTCAGGAATTGTTACTTGCTCTGCCAGCATATAAGCAAATTCTAGTTGATCTTTCCCCTTATTTCTTACCAAAAATTTATGATTTTCTTTTGTTTGCATAAAAAATAAGTCAAATTGACGTGGATTCTTCCCTTTGTATTTCTTCATCAATGGTATAACAAGAAATCTACCTTTTGGACGGATAGTAACTCCAAATTCATGAACTTGAGCCAACATAGCTATAAAAGAGTCATCTTCTCCGAATATTCCTATCTGTAATGAATACTTATTAAGCTGATTCAGCTCTTCAATCAGCTTAATAATCCTATTATTTTCGGTAATTTTCATTAGAGTACTACCATATTTAATAAATCTTTTTTAGCGTATTTATTATAAAGACGAAGATATTCTTGTCCGTAGACTGTTCTTTTTAAATCGGTAAAAGACGAATGAAAACCTGAATATTCTTTTTTTAACGAACCTACTTGCTCAGATTTCGTATTTTGATTGTTCAAAACAGCCAAATGACAAGCTAAATAACGACAAGCTTTTTCTTTTATGTCATCTTTAGAAAAAATATTATTTACTTCAATCCAAGCATCATCAATAAATAACTCAATAGCATCATCACTAACTCCTGATAATTCACTAGCTGTTAATCGGACATTATCAACTGTACTTTTGGTCATAAGATCGCTCCTAATCTGGTGTGACTACACTATCTTCATCTGGATTCTTGATGTCGTCAATTTGATTTTCAATAGCTTTTACTACTGTTGTTCGATTTTTATTAGTTTGCTCTTCCTCTAACCATTTTTCCAACAAGTCTAAATCAAAAGTATCAGAAACAGCTTCTACTGCTTTATTGGCACTCAATTCAGTAAAACCAGCTGTTTCTTTTGATTTTCCTTTTGTTGTACGATCTAAAATCTCAATCTCTCCTAATTTTTCCAACGATTTATTTAGCGGTAATTCCATGCCTTTAAGAAATGCTTCAGCATCTGAACTATTTAAATCATTTACTCCTGGAATTAATCGAACATTCCCGATATGTCTAATATACAAACCTTTATTGTGTACTAACATAATCTTTACCTCCTTTTTAGATACCATCTACACGAACAATTGCATATGGTGTTCTAATTAACGCACCACCACAACGTTCTTCAAATGGTACTTTCCAGTTTGGATAGGACCATTCAACTTCTAAACGCACGATGTCTTCTGGAAGTAAGATTTCACAGGTTGATGGTTTTGTATCCATGATAATAAACGAATCAGAATTATCAGTACCTACACCTTTTAAATCATAAACTTGCTCAATAGATGAAAACCAGCCATTCTCCTGAACAACTTTCATAATTGATCGTGCATCATATTCACCATAACGACGATTCAATTCTTCATATTGTTCTGGAGCAACCATTAATTTTAGATTAGCGCCTTTAAAACCTGGAATAATAGTAATTTTAGCTCTAGATGTTCGTAATTGTTCGACAATTTCTTCGCTAGTCATTTCTTTCCATTTCTTAGGTGAACTAATAACTTGAATACCTTCAGCATTCGCAACACCTTTGTGATTTACTTTAGGATCTCCCACAAAAATAAAGCTATTTTCTTTTTCAGCAATAGTACGACGTGCTACTTCTGCTTTTGTTGCATCAATTGAAGTTCCCATCATTTGAGCTTGGCGAATTTCTTGACGACTATAACGAATACCAGCTGCAATTGTAAAAATTGGTGATTGATAACGTTTCATATCAATATCAACTAAAGGAAGATCATCTGCTCCATTTGCAATAATTTTTGCAGCGCCACTTCTAGTCATAACATTATATGCGTATGTTTCCGCTCCTGGATTAATATCTGTTTTCACATTAAATAATGTACGTGCTACAAGCTCCTCTTGTGGCGCTTGATAAATAACATTATCAATCGCTTGTAAGTCACGTGCTTCTAAAGTTGCTGTTACTTCATTTGACATATATTTTTCCTCCTAAACTTTCATTAAGGTAAATTAATTTGTAAAATTGCTAAATTACCAGATGATGCTGTTGTTTTAAAAATACCAATTACAGTATCTGATGTAGTAGCTTTACCAAAATTACCACCATTTAATACTTTGGCATCTTCACCTGCTAAAACATCTTCATTTACTTTCACCCAAATAGAACCTTTTCGTAAAATTGGTACCATTTCATGTTCTTTGTACTTACCAATTTTTTCAACGTCACCATAAGGGATTTCTTCTACATAGTTTTTAGCATAAGAAACGCCATAAAATTTCCCGTCTTTATATGCTGTTGCAACATTTTCTTTTACTTGTACACCAACACCAAATCCTAAGCCTTCCGCTCCAACAACAAGACTATCAGCTTGCACATCTTGATAGTCTGCTAATTTGCCAATACCTAATTCAGGTTTCATATATTTTTCTGGATAAGGAATAGTCATAATTATTTATCCTCCTTTTTATTCATGTTTAATCGAGCTTTTTTTTGTTTTTCAATCTCTTCTTCTTTTTCTTTGTCTTTATCTTGATTTTTTGCATCATTGAATGCAGCAGGATTTGTAAATCCTTTTTTCTCAATATGTGCTACAGCTGAATCAAAATACGCTGCAATATAATCATCTGATTTTCCATCACCTTTAAAATCAGGTGATATTTTAGCAATTGCAGATTCTTTAATTTCTCGATCAGATTTACCAGAAAAATCAGCTGAATCACCAAGAAACTTCTGTGCTTTACTAATTAAATCAACACGATCTTGAACAAGTTTATCTAACGCATCACCAGTTACCTCTTTTTTCTTTGCTTCAGCAATTTCTTTATTCAACTCATCAATTTGAGCTTTTAAAGCATCACGCTCACCTTCCAATTTTTCAATATTGGTGTTACGCTGTTTTGCTGCATCTAATTTTGCTTCTAAAGATTCAAATTTTGCTTTTACAATTGGGTCTACTTCAAATTCTTTTGAATCAATAATTAATTTTGACATGTTATTTCCTCCTGTTTGTTTATCTTTTGAATCAATCATGAAAGCAACTGAATCGCCACGTATAGCAACTTCTGGACCAGCTCTGCCTTCATCAACTATTGCAATATGATTAATTAGCATATTCCTTTGCACAGAATCATATTGCATGCCATTATAAATACCTGTTTCTTTGGAAACATCTGCTTGAAAACCGATACTCAATTCACGTTTCCCATCGTTAATTTTTTTGATTGTCTCAACATCTGTAATAGTAAACGAGACCACTAATTTATTATCTAAAACATGCGCATCATTATGAGTCATGCCTTTTGAATATTTATTATAATTAGCTGCTGTTACTGGTTCTGTTGGATGATCGTCAGTCATTGGCTTAGCATTAGCTGAAAGTACCGTTGTTTTTGAAAATAATTCATCAGGTAACTTTGCTTCCATTGACACTCCTCCGTCAGTTCGACGATAAGGAAAAACTCCTGGACGAGTAATCGGGCACGCAGTGATCGTCAAATAACCTTCATCAGTTTCTTTAAAATCCTGAATGAAGGCTTTATCATATCTAATTACCATTTTGTCAACTCCTACTCGACGATTAAACTAACACCTTCCTTGATTTCTTTTACAGAATCTAAATTATTAATAACAAGTAATTTTTTTAGACTCATATGGTACTTAGTCGCTATTTCACTTGCTGTTTCATCTTTAGAAACTGTATGTGTCGTTTTGCTATTAGGTTTAAGTACTTCTTTTACCTCTTTTGTTTCCTTATCAATAGCTTTCTTTTCTTTAACCATCTATATCACCTCCTTTAATTATGATTTTTCCATTATGCTATCCTCATCAACAGGTTCAGCAACACATCGGCAATTGTATTCTTCACCTGGTAATAATGGATTATCTGCATAAAAATAGATTTTTCCATTTCGCTCTCGATGTGAATCTCGAACTCTTTCATCTCCGCTATCGCTCCATCGAAAAGCACGAAATCCTGCTCTTTTTTGCCGTTCACTATTAAGTTGCCCAAGAATTGTTCCAGTTTGATCACGTGCAATAAAAGAGGCTCTTTTCAATGACATTTCAGTTAATTTAACTAGTTCATCTCTGATTTCACTAGATGATTTAGCACTAGTGACTCCTCTATAAATAATCTGTTCAAATTTTTGCGAGTAGTCATCACGAATATTGGTAATATAACTAATATTTTCCGATATTTTAGCTTTCATATAGTTATTTAACCAAATTTCATTTTCTAAAGGATTTATTCCTCTGGATTTTAATTGAGCATTTACATTAGATTTATTAAATGTATTAACACTTCTTATATGCTTACGAACAATTTTTTGTGCTGTTCTATTTTGAAAAATGCCTAAAAAATAGGTTTGTACTTTTTTTACCAGTTTAGATGCTGTATCGAATAATCCATCTTGAATAAATCTTGAATCATTGACTAGTCTTGATTCATCTATTTTAGAAGCTAGATGTTTATCAAATTCATATAATAAGACTTTTTCAATTTCATTTATAAGTTTCTGGATATTTTTGGCGTAGCTTTCTTCTAAACGCAGAGGATAACGGGTTTTCAGATTATTTTTCATTATCTCTGTCCTGTTTGTAATTTTCATAAACTATAGCAGCCATCTTATCTAGCTCATCCCTAGACAAACTATCTGCATTAAATTTTGATGTTTCAGTTACACCAAATCGTCCAAATCTTGCTTCTTCGATTTCATCTGGAGCTACTACACCTGATTCAATATATATCTTGTCAGCTTCTGCAGTAAGTTTTCTAATTTCAGCATCAGTCTTACTATCCACATTCCATAAAGGATTAAATTCAATAGACCACTCGATTGAATCTGGATCAAGACGACCATTGCACTCATCTTCTGCCCACATCAAACAGCGAATAAGATATTCAAGATGTGGTCTTAACTGGTTCTCTTGTATAGCAGTTATACGAGAATAATAGTTCATAACATCATATTGTGCTCCAGTAACAGTTCCACCTTCTTGACCTTTTAAAACAGTCTTAGGCATTCGAGCAGCTCCTGCTAAGTAATCCCAAACAAAATCTAAAAGCTCTCCAATACCAGATACTGAAGAACTTTCTTTTCCTAAACTTTCTTCTGAATCAATAATAGCCAGAGCTTCTGTTCTAAACTTATAATCCATTTTCATTGCAATTTCTAACTTTTCTTCTGATGTAAGATTACTTACATCAGAAGATTTATATACTTTGAATATATAATCATATAGAATTTGCCCTACAGACCAAATAGAAGTATCTACTACCGTTAAAATATCATAGAGATTATCAAGCAAAGACGAACCTGCAAGCTCATCTTCAAAACGAAGATTTTGCTGATGTAAAACTCGTGAATAATGAATCTTTGTCGTAGTGCTATACGTTGAATTAGGTAATAATTCAATGCGAGCATCTCTTGATCTATTATTAATCTCAAAAGATTCTACCTGACCATAATTAGGACTAAATACATCTTCATTAATAATTCGGTTACTTATTTTCTTTCCTGAAAATGCATTAATATAGGGCACGCTTTTAATGTTTTTAAAATTCAATGGTTTATCCAATGAGTAATTACTTTTTTCAATAGTTCCAATACTGACAAAGCCATCACCATATAATCGTTCGTAGGTAAATAATTGTTGCAAACGATCCTTTGCTTTTAGCTGTCTTAATTTACTTTCGTACAAAGCTTTTGCCTGTTCATCTTTCATTTTTAAATTCCAACCATTTCTAGTTAAATCTTCCGCTGGAATATCTACAATGTTTTTCGCCATTGAATTAGACGAATACAAATCCTCTAATTGAGAGTATGATAATCTTTTGCTTATTCCTGGTCTTTGTCTAGATAAATTGTCTTTAGCGTAACCTTTACCATTACCAATCATGAAATCATTTCTGTACGCTTTGCCATCTACTTTCAATAATTTTGCTTCATTTGCTATATTGCCCAT